CGATAACCCAGACGCCTTCAAAACTGAAGCACTTAGTTTGTGGATAAATGCTATAGATAGCCCGTTCGACCTTTCCAAATTTGACGAAGGGTATCGAACCACTTTACAAATGGAAGACGATTTACCAACTTATATGGCTATGGACTTATCCTTTAATCGTGACAAGGCTTACTTAGTAACAGTTCAGCAACGGGCAGATGAAAAACTTGCCTGCTTCGTTCACGAATGGACAGGGCTTTCAAATATTGAACTAGCTTCCGAAATCGCCACACTTGCCAGACGCTTCAAGCCTAGAGTCTTAGCCTATGACCCAAACACAGCAGGATTTTTAGCGCCACAGTTAGCGCGTACCGGTATTGCAGTTGCGCCGACTCCTTGGAGTTCAACTGCCTTTAGTATCTTCTGTGACCAAACTTTGGCTGCTATGTCAGGCGGACAATTAATACACGCTGGACAGGAAATTCTAAAAACTCATTTAGGCGCTTCAGCTCGTAAACCTGCCAGCGACGGCGGTTGGCGTATTGCTAGACGGGCTTCGACAAATCCAATTAGCTCGGCAGTTGCTTTAGTTATGGCAGTGGGTCACGCGACACAACCTCAGGCTAACTCTGCTATATTTGTGGTCTAACTCAATCTCCTTGAGGTAAGCAATGTGTTGGGCTGTAAGTTGGGAAGCCTGCAGCCCGACACGTTGACCTATGTTGCATAGTTTGCAAATTACATAAGTGTAATTCATTATTAGACTATGGGCTTATTAGATTTTTTTGCAGTTAACCCTGTAGCTAAGAAAATTGACGCAGCAGCGGCTTTAGTGCCTTACGCTTCTACTTTTAGTTTCTTCGATTTCCCGTCAACTGCTACACGCGCCGAAGCAATGCAAGTGCCAGCAGTGGCACGCGCTCGGGGCATTATGTGTGGCACAGTTGGAAGCCTTCCGCTTCACGCTTATAACAAGACAACAGGCGCTCGCGTTTACGGTAACCCTTTACTAACCCAGCCTGACCCAAGCCTTCCGCCTTCAGTAACTTTTAGCTGGTTAGCCGAAGATTTATTATTTTCAGGAATTGGCTATATGGAGATTTTGGCTGTTAGCCCTGAAGACCAGCGCCCGACTCAAGCTCGTCGAGTACCACCAACTGACGTAACTTACACAGTCAACGAACTTGACACAATAATTGAGCAGTTCTATGTGCGTGGTCGTCCGGTACCTATGACCGGACTGGGTTCGCTTATTATGTTTAACGGTATCGACGAAGGTATTCTTTCACGCGGTGGTCGTACTATTCACAGCGCTTTACAAATTGAAAAGGCTATTGGTCGAATGGCAGCCGAGCCAGTACCGACAACAGTATTAAAGAATTCAGGCGTAGACCTTCCAGAACCACAGGTTACGGCTATGCTCGCAGCTTGGAAACGCGCACGTCAGGAGCGTTCAACTGCTTACTTAGCTGGAAACCTTGAAATCCAGACTTTAGGCTTTGACGCAACTCAAATGCAGTTGGCAGAAAACCGAATGGGAATGGCAAGCGAAATCGCTCGAATGGTAAATATCCCAGCTTGGTACTTAAACGCCGAAGCAGCTTCAATGACGTACACAAACGTACAAAGTGAGCGCCGTTCATTACTTGACTTCTCAATTCTTCCGACACTTCTAAAGCCAATCGAACAGCGCTTATCTATGCCAGACATTACGCCGATTACTCAAGAAGTTCGCTTTGACCTTGATGAATACTTACGGGGCAACACTATGGAGCAAGTCGAAGTAGTGGGCAAGATGTTAGAACTTGGATTAATCGACATTCCTGCAGCTCGCGGAATGCTCGACTTAGTAGAAGAAGGAAGTGAGCGCTAATGACAGCGATTAACTTTGACGGAAAGATATTTGGGGCAGATACAGAAACCCGAACACTTCGCGGTTTAATTTTACCGTTCGGAGCTGTTGGAAATACCAGCGCTGGCGCTGTTGAGTTTCACCCTGAAGCATTCGGACAGATTAAAGCCGAAGAAATTATTCTTAATATGGAACACGAGCGCACACGTCCACTAGGTCGCGGCGTTGCTGGTTCTGAAAAGATTACCCCTGCTGGTATCGAAATGGCGTTCAAAATTGCGCCTACTACTGCGGGAACAGACGCACTTATCGAAGCTCAAGAAGGGCTGCGTCCAGCCTTCTCAATCGAAGCTAGTGCCGACGAATACACAATTGAAAAAGGCGTTATGAAAGTGAGCCGCGCAACTTTAACTGGCGTTGCTCACGTTACTAACCCAGCCTTCAAGGCGGCTCAAATAACTGAAGTCGCTGCTACCGAAGAAACCGAGACCACCGAAGCGGAAGAAGCCGCAACGGAACTAACAGAGGAAACTACTGTGGAAGAAAACAAAGAAACCGCAGTTGCCGAGGAAGTAGAAGCACAAGTTGCTGCTGCCCCAGTTCAGGCTTCTGCCCCTATCCGCACTGCACCACGTTCTCCAATCGTGGACGGTGCTACTTACCTAGAGCACAGCATTAAAGCTGCTATGGGTTCAGATGAAAGCCGCGTTTACATTAAAAGCGCGGACGAATCTACTACCACTAACACTGGTCTTACACTCGCACCACATTTAAACGAGTTCATCTCGACTTCAATTGGTGGAAGACCGACAATTGATGCAATTTCGTCTGGCGCGCTTCCTGCTAGCGGAATGTCATTTACAATTCCTAAACTGACTCAAGCTCCGACAGTTGCAGTAGTGGCAGAAGAAGGCAGCCCATTCGGCACACCAATGACTTCCAACTACCTAACAGTTGACGTCAAAAAATATGCTGGGGCTAGTGTAGTTAGTTGGGAATTAATTGACAGAAGTTCTCCTGCATTCTTGCAAGAATTACTACGCGAAATGCAACTTGCTTACGCTAAAGCAACTGACGTAGCTGTAGTATCTGCATTACTTTCAGGTGGAACTGACGCAACTGCTGTTGCTGGTTCTGCTGATGGCCTTCAGTCATTCATTTCGACTGAATCAGCTGCAGCCTACGCAGGCTCAGGCGGATTCGCTCGTAACTTAATTGCTAACACAACTAACTGGGCTGCAATTATGGGATACCAAGACGGCGCTGACCGTCCGCTTTACAACGCTGCTGCTCCAATGAATACACCAGGGTTCGCAACTGGCACTTCAATTGTTGGCAACGTATTAGGCACTTCGTTATTCGTAGACCCACATATCGGTGCAGGCGCAGACGAAGGAATGATTCTAGTCAATCCGGACGCTGCTACTTGGTACGAAAGCGCACAGCGTCAAATTCAGGTTAACGTAATTGGCTCAGGTCAATTAGAAGTTTCTGTTTATGGCTACGGTGCAATTGCGGTAAAGAAGCCACTAGGCGTACGCGTTTACCAACAGTCTTAACCCTTTAGGTTAAAACGAATGGAGCGGGCGTTGCTGCCCTGTGGCGCTCGCTCCACCTAACCAAGAAAGAATAGAATTATGGCACTTATTGACATTGAAGAACTTAAAGACGTTCTTGGTATTGGCGATATTTACGCGGACTCAGTAGTCCAAGAAGTAGCTGACGCTGCTAGTAATGTTATTCTTTCGTATCTAACTTTTAATGACGCAGCCGTTATTGCTGTAAAGGTTGAATCTAATGTGGCTACTTACTTTACGGATAGTCGGCATAACTTTGCTGTTGGCGCTTCTGTCGTTATTAGTGGCGTTCGCAGCCCGTTTAGTGCAACTAAGACAATTACAGAAAAGGGCGATTTATATTTCAAGGTTGCACTTACTACAGCAGATGTCAAAGAAGAAGAAGTAATTCCAAGCGGACGGGCTGTTCTAGCTTCGCAAACAACTTTGTACGATACGACCCCAGAAATCCGCGAAGGCGCTCTTGCTATCGCTGTTGATATCTGGGCGCAACGAATGGGAACTATGGGACAACAAGGCGTGGACTTCCAGCCTGCTCCGTACCGTTTAAGCCGTTCACTTATGACAAGAATTTCAGGGCTTACCGCAAAACACATAAACGTAGGAACTTACGTTGGCTAATTTTGCAACTTTACGAACTGACCTAGCCGAAGCCTTAGAAGCTGCAGGTCGGGTCGTTTACTCATTCCCACGCGAACAGATAACTCCACCTGCGTTAGTGCTAGTACCGTCTAGCCCGTATGTCGTACCTGTGGCAATCGGCGGACTTAATAACCGCATAAATGTTCGCTTTGATTTAACCGCTATCGTGGGCGCAGCTGATAATCAAGCCGCTTTAGCAAATATCGAAACTTTAATGCTTGCAGTCTTTGACTTGCTTCCAACTGGGGCGAGCGTTGACCAATGGACACAGCCGAATGTCATCACAATCGGTTCTAACGAAATGTTGACTAGCCAAATTACAATAGAGCTAGTAACTACTAACAACGGAAACTAGGAAGGGTCAGAAATGGCAACTTACATTACTGGAAGGGACTTGACCCTTACCATAGACGGCGACAGCTACGACGCTCAAGCTTCGACTGTTACTTTATCAGTCGTACCTAACCAAGCAACACTAGAAGTATTATCTGGTCGCGCTTACAAAACAATCGATTACACAGCGACTCTAAGCGTAGAAATGTACGCTGACTGGGGTGCTGCTGGCTCACTATGCGACGCCTC